GCTTCCAGCAGGCGCTCGGTTTTCCAGTGGGTGATGAAGTTGGCGTCGAGTTTCATAGACGCTCCTTCATCGTGATTTCCAAATACGGATCACCCACGCGGCACTTCTCCGCGACCAGTTGATCGACCAGCGCGTCGTCCGCGATCCATCCGGCAGGAACCAGCGCGTCCAAGACGCCCTTGCACAAGTTGTCGAGGTCGGGTCGCACCGCGTGGATGCGCTCATGTGGCCGCGACTTCGTGACGCGGAAGGCGAACTTGATCTTGATCAGCACCGGAAAATCCACTGGTTGCCGCGGCTTAAATTGCCGAAGCTGCAAGACCAGCGCGTCCTGCGCGTCCTTGACCTTTTTCTTTGTGAAGAACATGGGGCGACCGGCGCGAACCATCACGCCCTTCTGCTGGGCGGTGACGGTTGGTGGGTCGCCGTCGATAATTGCAGTGATCATTGTGTGGGTTGTTTTTTGCGCCGCGGTGGGCGCGGTTTGGGCGTGGTGATCCGGCGGCGAACAAATCCCTCCGGCAGACCGATTTCGATGAGAGCGGCTTGAAGGTCGCTGTCGGGAACCTCCGCGCCGTGCTTGAGCATGTCATCGAGCGCATCGCTGCGGTCGGGAACCATGCGGAGGGAAAGCGTCTCCCACCACACGATCCGCGCCGCTGCGTGCCGCACGGGCAGCGCCAGCGCCATTAGACGCTGACGCCACTCCGCGGGCGTGATGCCTCGGCTCCAACGTGGAACGTAGGCTTTGTCGCTCATTAGAGGGCGCTCTCCGCTTGCTTTGCCGCCCACGCCGGAAGCGCGAGCGTAGTAATGTCTTGCGTGAACGACGGCCAGTGGTCTTCCGCCATGCAGTTCTTCACCAGCGCCAGATCGCGCTGATACTGCTTGCGGCCCCAAGCGATGGCGTCTTGATCCAGAGCGTAGACGGCGACCGCGTAGGGCGGCGTCTTCTCCACGCACACGAACAGGAACTCCGTCTTGTCGATCCCCAGCAGTTGGCAGAGGTCGAGGTAGTATGCGGCTTGGACGTCGTAGCGATAACTCGCCACGCTCTTCGCCATCATGTCCGCGTCCGCTGACTGGCAGCTTTTGATATCGACGATGACGTTGCCAGACTCCGGTAGCGCATCGATCCGCGCCTTGCGAAGGACGCCGTCTTCGCCACTTGCGAATAGCGAACACTCGGTCTTCGCGTTGGCCAAGACGCGCTTGACCGCGGGGTGCGACCAGACGCTCTCGCGCATGCCGGTGATCGTGTCAGCTTCCTGCGACGTTATGATCGGCAATGTCTGCGCTGCTTTCCATTCTTTGCCTTCTTTAGTGGCAAGATTCATGCCCGCGGGTTTGACAACCCAAGCGCCGGAAACCGTCTCCGGTTCCAAGATGGCGCGATGGATCATCTGGCCCAGCCGCATGGCCGGTGTCGTTTCGACGCGGAGCAGCCCGTCGATGTATGCCTTGAAGTGCGCGGGCGTCCGCGGCGGCGCGATGTAGTCGAGCGCCGATTTGCTGATGCCCTCCGCTTCGCGGTATTGCTTTTCCGGTAACGAGAGGATGCCGCTGTTCATATTCCGGCCTCCTTCGACGCGGCGTTAAGCGCATCGCTTTGCGTGCGCCGATGTTCCAACTCGGCCATGAACTCGGCCACCATGTGGTCGCCGGTCAGCCGGTCGGTCAGCGTGTCAAGCCACTCGACGGCCCAAACGAGGTCGGCGTTCATTTCCGCACCTCCGCAAACAGTTCGCCGGTCGCCTTGTCGTTGAGAGCGGCGCGTTGAGACGGCTCCGCGGCGGTGTCGAAGAACTCCGCGGCGGTTGTCACCTCCGGCAGCACTACGCTGGACGCGACTTCGCGCCCGCGGGCCACCTTGACTTGGTAGTCGGCCACCTCTTCGCGGATGCCCAGACCGCGCAGCGCGTCGGGGAAGGCATCGCGGAGCGCCCAGCTACGCGCCCTCATCTGGAGCATGCGGCTGGGGTATTGCTGCCAAGGCCCGCTCTTGCCCCAGAGTTGCGCCTTCTTCGCGTCAGCCTCGGAGAAGGTGCGGACGACCGGCGAGCGGTCGCGGCGCTTTACCACGCATGTCGCGGTGTTGCCCTCGACCTTCTCATCGATGTCGAGAAACGCCGGATGCGCCGTCGCAATGGCCAGTGCGGTGTCTCCGTAAACCACCGGCTTGCCGTTGACGATGGCGATGGACTGGAGCGCCTGCATGGGTGCGAGGCCCAGTTCCAAGCCATGCTGAACAGCGACCATGACCGCTTCGGGACTGCTAAAGCCCTTGGGCGCGAGGCCACTGTTGACGACCGCCTTGCAAAAGCGGCCAAGTTCATCAAAAGAGCGCAACTGCACTCCGTGGGAGTCGAGACTGATCTCGACCGGTTTTTGCTTGGCCAACGTGAGTTGACCACTTTCTGTATGCATTGTATTTTGGTCTTTCATTGTGTGACCCGTCTCCGCGGCATGCTGCGGGGGCGGGTTTTGTGTTGTGGGTTGCATGCCTAAAATCGTGTGCTGCGGTTTTCGATTTTCCGAAGGAGCCAGCGGTTCCACTTGTGGTCGGCTTGAGACTTGTCCCAGCCAGTCATCCATCCGGCGCTAAACGCGCCGACGACGGTGCAAAGCCACATGGCGGCAAGCAGTGCGACGAGGAGGTAGTCCATTAGATGCACACCTCCCGTTGATCGGTTTTGCGGATGGCCGCGATGCACTCGCGGATCGTTTTGCGCCACGTTGCGTCGTGACGCCATTTCCAGATGTCGCAGATGTATGTCTTCAGCGACACGCGCATGGCGACGAGTTCCATCAGCGTGAAACTCGGTTTCAGTGTGTAGGTGGGTTCAGTGTTCATTGTGTGTTCTTCTTGTCCCTTCGGTGTTGAATGCGTTGGCACATGGCCGACGCGAAAGTGACCCAGTTCGGGTTGACGTCTTGGCCCTCGTCGCAAAGCCACTTGTGAATGGCGCGGAAGCCCCAGCCCTTGCCGCGCAACACTTCGACGGCATCGACGAGTTCGTGGCTGTAGTTGCGTTGGTCGCCGCGGGGGGCGGCGTGGGCTTTATCGATCAGATTCATGGGTGGGCTTGGTTAGGTGTATTACACCTTCGGACGCAAAAAAGTCGGCCACAATCTTGCTGACTTGCTTGGCGAAACTCCGGTGTTCGGTGCGGGCGCGGTCTTCGATGACCGCGGCGAGATCACGCGGCATCGATATGCTTTTGCGGGTGGTAGTGGGTTTGGTGGGCATGGGCTTGCTTTGCTTTAGATGGGATGGATGTCTCGCCGGAATCGTTGAGCGCGGCGGTCGCTGTCGCGGAGGTGTTGCAGTTCGTGCATCACGCCAATGGCGCGAGCGAGAGGGATGCGGATTTCGTCGAGGCCGTGCCGCCGCGCCATTTTTACATGGGCGGCGAGCAGCGGCTCAACGGAGGCGATGACGCGGGCGGCGGTCATGGTTAGTCCCAGCACATCGTGCCTTCGATGCCCGATTCGTTGAGTTTGCGTTCCAGCGAGCGTCCCGCCTTGCGGAGAGCCATCGCTTTGCCCTTGGTCAGATGCCCCTCAAAAACAGCATCGTCCATGTCGCAGAAGAACGTGCTGCCGTCCAAGCAATCGGTCAACGCTTCGCGCTGGTAGCGGGTCATCGCGTCAATGTCGATTGTCTTGGTGAGTTCGGTGCTTTTGCGAAGCGCCTCCACTTCGTCCTGCGCCTGCTCAAAGATAAGTTCGCGCTCGTCTTCGCGCATATTGGCGTCAAGGCCATCTGTCAGCATTTCCGCGACTGCATCGGAAAGCGACAGGCGGTGGTCGATGATTTCCCACTCGTTGTCGGTTAGTTGGATTTTCATTGTGTGAGGTGATTAGTAATCGAAGCCGACAAAAACGTAGCGGTCAGACTTGACGAGTTTGCCGTTGGAAATGTCGGAGCAATCATCCGCCCAGTAAGCGCGAGCAGAACGGTCATATGCGCCAAGCCGCCAGACTTTCGCGGAAATCTTGTCGCTGAATTTGAAGAACTCACCACGCGAGAGTTGGTCGATTGTTTTAACGTCCGTCTCTCCGGTTGCGTGATACTTGTCCACGGCGGGAATCCCCGTGGCCGTCGTTGTGTTTTCGTTTTTCATTGTGTGTGTGGAGCCTCGATTTGCATCGAAGTTGGGTGCATTACACCATGTGTCCTACACCTCGCCAAGAAAAAAAATGATGGCCCCGCTAAATTTTTTTCCGGCTGAATTTGAAGGTCTGATTTTCGCGCAGGAACTTCTTCGCTTCGGGATAGCGGGTCGCCAAGATTTCCAACGTGGCGCGGGTGAAGTCGCCACCGTATTGCGCGTCGGCAACGCCTTGAATGCGCTCGACCAAGTCACTGGGAAACGACAAGGACTTCACCACCCGATCTTTCGACCGGCGGTTGCCGCTTGTGCTGGTTTTCTTTTTCATGTGAGCAAGTGTCATGCACCGTGTGACACCTGTCAACAAGCTGACCTATGGGGAGAACGCCCCATAAAAGTTGCTCCGGTGTAACGCCCTCGCGCTCCGCGAGTTGACGAATGAGAGTGATGAGTTGTTGTTCCATATCACCCGCGAACATACCGGCAGGGGTCGGACATTTACAGTCCAACCCGTCTCATCTTTTTAATATCACGCGGCCCGTCGGGCTTTGACCTTGCGCTTCACCCGCCGCTGGTAGGCGGGGTTCTCGGCGTAGTAGCGGGCTTTGCGCTTGGCTTCTGCCTTGCGGAACTTCGGGTCGCTGGCATACCGCTCGGCGTAGCGTTGCCGCATTGCGGCAAGCTGCTCATCGCGGTCGGCGTAAGGCATGCGGTTTAGTCAAACGCGGATCTAAAGCGTATGCAATATCTAAAACGTGTGCTAACTGGGTGTGCTAACTTTAAGCCTTTTCCGCTGTTTTACAGAGAAAGAGGCGAGGGTCGGAATCGAACCGACGCTTCGTGTAACCCCTTCTGTTACAGAGAAAAACGACTATTTTCTTGATGCATTTTAGGCATTTTAGTGTAGAACTGGCTGGGTCAACTCTCACCTCTTATGTCTTCACTCATCATCCTTCCCAACAGTCCCTATTGGATGGCCCGCATGCGGGTCTGGATTTTCTCACAAGACCACCCAGACGGCGGTTTCTGGCGTCAGACTTGTCGTAGCACAAAGATGCTGCACAAGACAACCCCGCGCAAAACGGCCCAGCGGTATGCCGACGAATTGGAGCGGATCGGGCGCGAGCTACGCGACCAGATACCGGACGAGGTGTGGATGAAAGCGAGCGTGGCGGCTCTCATGCGGGCCGCGGGCGTCAAGGGGTCAACACGCCGCACCACATGGGAAAAGGCCGCACAGGGCTATATAGGCGCAAAGACGGCCAAACCTCGCAGCGTTGACTCCTACCGATCCCACTGCCAGCACTTCGCTGATTTCCTTGGCCAGCGGGCGCGGCATGACCTCAAGTCCATAACCCCAGAGGATATAGCGGAGTTCTACCACGCGCTGATTAAGCGCGGGCTGTCGGCTCGCAGCGCCCAGCAGATCACCAAGACCATCCGCGCCGTCTTCACCCGCGCCCTGCACCTCCGCGAGATCGACGCGAATCCGGCGGCACTGTTCCGCATGAGCGAGGACGCCACGCCGACGGGTCGAAAGCCGTTTTCGACCCAAGACATCAGCGCCATCCTCGCCGCCGCGGACAAAGAGTGGCGCATTGCGTGCCTCTTCGGGCTGTTCTTCGGCATGCGGTTGGGAGACGCCATCCATCGCAGCTACGAGGAAATAGAAAGCGGCGTCCTCCGGTTCATGCCAGAAAAGAAAAGCCGTCGCGGCAAGGTTGTCGCAGTGCCGCTGGTCGGGGAGCTAAACAAGCTGCGGGGCCGCGGCAAGATCACGCCCACGCTCGACGCCATGAGCATCACCGTTGCCTCGCGGCACTTCTCCCGCCTGCTCGACGCCGCCGGTATCCAGCGCGTGAAGACCAAAAAGAAGGGCGAAGGCCGCGGGATTACGGACAAAACCTTCCACTCATGGCGTCACACCACCAACAGCATGCTCGTGGATGCCGGTGTCGATCAGCGCGTCCGACAGCTAATCTGCGACCATGACTCGACCAAGGTGTCCAACAACTACACCCACGCCAGCATCGAAACGATGGCCAAGGCGCTGGAGTCGCTCGCTACCCTCGCCAAGTAGCGTTGGTGCCGCGGGTGTCCAGATGGACGAACGAGCGATAAAGCCCCAACCCGCCCTTGAACATGCCCTCGCGCCGGAGGTCGAGCAGGACGAGGTAAAGCGAGGCCGGTTGCGCCGTCACCAGATCGGTCGCGTTGAAGCGCACATGCGTCGAGTTGCTCACGCCGCCGATGCGCTTGTTGTAAGCCGGTGACCGATAGGCGCTGGTAATGCGGATCGACGCGCCCAGACGCTTGCGGGCCTCGTCCAGCACCTTGGCGGTGCGCTCCATGTTCGGCCACAGTGCCGCCGGAGGGTCGGTGTTAAGGTTGAGTTTCTCGTCGCTGGCTCCGCGGTAGAAAAACTCCTTGGCCGCAAAATGCTTCACGCCCCAGCGGTCGAGATCCCGCTGGAACTTTTGTTCGTTGCTCACTTCTTTTCGCGGCGAACGATTTCGACGAGAGCGATGACGGCGATGCCAGCGGAGGCAATCGCGCCCATCAACTCCGGCGAAAGTTTCCAGCCGACGAGGGCCAGCAAGGTGGCCGCTCCGGCGTAGGTGGAAGGTTCTTTGAGTCGGGCGAGGATGTAGTCGATCATGTTATTTGGACGAGGTTGGTTTTTGAAGTGGCACAGAAACGTGCAAGGTGTTTTTGGCGAAGTCCCAGCCAAGCCGGACTTCGGAAAGATTCGCGCAGCCTGTCAGCGTCAAAGCGGCGATGATTAGAAAGAGGCGCATGTTTTGACTAAACCGGCGTGCCGGATGGGGGTCAAGGGTTTGAGGCCAATGCGGCGATGGCTTCGGCACTCGCGGCTTCGTAGGAACAAGGTGCAGCAGGCCAATCGTTCCGCGGCGAAGGATCAACCGCCGATGCCACGATCAACTGCGAAGTCCAATCGCGCAGGGATTGCATCAGCGGCCCAAGAGGTTTACCCGCCAGCACAAGCGACAAGCGAAGATCGGACAGCGCGTGAAGTTGCGTGCTGGTAAGGTGCTGCTCGACCCATTCGGCGGCGGTGACAGCGGGCGGCGGCGTAGGGATAAGCGTGCGGCTGTCGGCGTCCCAAACGAGCGATCCGTTTTGTAGTCCTTCGCCTTCGGCGTCGGTGAGCGGGAGCGCGGTGATGCCCGCCGGAAGCGGATCGGCGATGACGGTGCCGATGCTGACGGATTGGCCGGTCGTGGTGTTATAAAGGAGGTGCCAGTTTTGCATGTTATGGGATGCCGATGAGGGTGAAGCCGTAGCGGTCGGGTTGGGCGGCGATGTTGTGCTTCACGGCGAGGCGGGAGCCTGCGGGGATGTTGCGTCCGAAAAGCGACAGATACGGAGGCGAGGACTGCACGGTTTCGTTGTTGCTATAAGAAGCAGCACTTAATCCAAACACTTGTTCGCTTCCTGACGCGCCAACGCCAAGCTCCAGTTGTGGGCCAATCGTATTGATGGCGCTGTTGTGCGTGGATGGCACGATGGCCACGGCGCGATAGGCGCGGGAGGTGGAGGCAATGGCTTGAACCCATGTGCCGCTGGAGCCGCTAAAGCTGATGCCTTGGCTCGTTGCGGTGTCTCCGGTGATGACATCAACGCTGGTCGGCGCAGTTGCGTAATCGCCGCCCACATCAAAGAGGAAGACTTGTGCGGTTGCTGTTTTGCCGCCCGCGACCACAGACTGAATGCGGGCAGACAGTCGCGTGCCGCTGGGGACTTGAAACGGAATAGAAACGGCAACGCCTATTGGGCCAGCGGTGGTAAGAGCGCCACCCACGGCGAGGTTGCCAATAATGTCGGTTTCTGAACCGCTGGCACCCGTGGCAACGTCGATGAGTGTGGCCGTGTTGGTGGCTGCGGTGCTGATGTCTTGCACCATAAGCACCAACAGACCCGCATTGGCGGAAGTGGAGGCGATAAACTCGGAATACGAACCCTTGGTGTGCGCGGAAGTGTTGGCAGTGAGCGAAACTTCGGCGCTGGATTGCACAAACGTATAAGCGTCCTCAAACCAATCGACGTTGCGGAAGAGCGGCGTGGCACCGAGATAGGCTTTTTGCAGGAGGGCCATGGCTTACGGATCGGTGATGAGGAAGAGCGTGGCCGCGTCGGGACTTCCGATGGCGTTGTATTCGGCGGTGGTGAGGCTCACGATGTTGTTGACCACATCGCTGCCGCTGCCTGCGGAGGTGTCGCTGACGACGTTGGTGCCGGAGCGGTTGGCGATGGTCAGCGTGCGGGTCGTGCCGGTGGTGATGCTGGCCAAATCAAACGCCAGTTCCTTGCTGACATCCGCATTGTTTAGGATGCGAAAATTGGCGTCTCGATACAAATCACTGAAAGTTCCGGCATACTTCCAGTCGTCCAGATTGCCGTTGTTCAGTTCACGCACCCAGATTCCGGCAGGCTTGCGCGAGATGAAATATACCCCCTCGCCTTTGCGGACAAGGAAGGCGCTGTTCACCGCGGGCGATCCAACCGTCACCGGAAGGTTGCTGTGATACTCGACGTCGCCATCGATATAGCTCGTCCCGCCGCCGGAGCCAGTCTGGTCGAGCGCGTCAGTGAACGGGTTGTATTTCCAAGGCATGTTACGGGTAGACCAGTGTCTGGGTCAGCACATTGCCGTCGCCGTCGTAGGTAAAGTTTTCGGTCAGCACCGTCGCGCCGGACGCACCGCCTTGTTTATAGACGATCTGCGTGCAGTTAGTGCCAGTCCAAGTGAAGGCGCGGTAGTCGTAGGCGGGCTTGTTCTCCGCGAGCAGCGCAGGCTTGCCATCCGGCCCCTGCGCGACAAGGACGACGTTGGAGGCAATCTTGTTCCAGTCTTGAATTTTGACGCTCATTTACTTGACCCCTTTCAAAGTGTGATGGACGTCGCGGATCGATTGATCGATCTGGTGCAGCGACTGGTTGAGTTTCTCCGCGTTCGCGTGGCGCTGCTCGCGCTCCTTGCCAAGTTCGACGAGGAAAGAATCACGCGCCTTGTCCAAGTGGTTAATGAAAGCCGGAGCGACCTTGACCAGCAGCATGATCGCGCTAAAGGCGACCAGTCCAAAGCTGCCCAGTTCCGCCACAGTGCGAAGCCAGCCGAAGGACTCCATGACTGGCGTGGCGGTAGCAAACACGCCAAAGGTTCCGGCGGTCAGCATGGCTGCGGATGTCTTCAGTTCCAAGATCATCAGCAATCAGCGGCGAATTTATACTTGTCCGTTGTCTTTAAGTATTCGTATGCCTGTTGCAGCGGATTAGACGCAGTGTGATCATACGCAATGCGCTCTGCTTCTTGGCAGACAGGCAATGCTTGATCCTTGTCAGCAAACGTCGACACAAGAATCTGCATCCTTTCTTTTGGTTGAATGAAAACGCTGGTGACTTTTATGTAAGCGTCTTCCAGCGTAATTCCGTTTTCAGTTGTCAGCGTTAGTTGTAGTGCCATGTGGTGTTTCCTCCTCTTGCATCAGTTGAGCATATTGCATTTGCAGTATGATCATTTTAAGTTCGATTATTTCTTTTAGTAGTTGTTTCTCTTTCGGTGTCATGTGATTTACTGGGCAACCATTAAATAAATCGTGTTGCCGTTAATGTCTTGCACGGCCACTGTTCCGGCGTATGTTTTCGCGGTGCCAGCCGCATACGAAACAGGAATTTTCAAAGAGCTTGTCGTAGCCTCAAACAAGATGGAGGTATTGGCGGCATTAGTGACGCGCAGATAACCACCATCGGTGAAAAAACCGGTTGTGGCTTTGACAAATCCTACTGACCCAAAGTTTCCGGCCACATCAATGTTGGCAATTTCCGCGCTGTTTGATCCGTTGATAAATCGCAAAAAGTTTCCAGTCGGAGAAACGTCTGTGTTTCTTTGAAAAACAATGACATCGGTGTTGTTAGCTAACTGCTTGCCGCTGATGCAAGAGTTGTTAAATGTCACCGAATTGTTAAAAACGATGCCTCTTGAAAGTCCAGAGGTATCAATACTTATGGCATTGATACACTTTTTGAAGGCTGCTCCGTAAAACCAAGTATTACTCAATCTATCAACTTCCAGCGCGACATCCGCTTGCTCTAAACCATGCCCACTGATTAGTACACCTTTTGTAATTGCGTTCAGTGAATCCGAAATAACGTCAAATTCGGCAGCAAAACACGTTCCCTTTGATCCGGCTTTTGATTCGACAAGAGTGTTGAGCGCCCAAATATTGACGTCGTCAGATGGACTGAAATTGTTTGCCCCCGCGTAAATGGCAACTTTCTGATTCCAGTAGGCGGCGGTCAGCGTAACTCCAGACGTTGTGCTTCCGGTGAAAGTTTTGTCCAACGTGATAGTGTTAGATCCAATCGCAGCGATGCGTGTTTGGGCCGCGCCAATGCCAGTTGGCAAACCGGCAATCGATGCTGTAACGGGTTGATAGAGACGCAGGCCAGAAATCGACGACACGCTGGTCACGATATTACTGCCGTTGGTAAGTGTGCCGGTAAACGTAATTGGGAATCCTGCCGGATCGTTGAGGTGTTCAATTTCCGCGGTGAAGGCGTTGATTGCGCCTGCCGCAACCGGATCAGTTGGCGGGTTTACCGCGATAGCGTATGGATCTTGATTTGAGCGCGAGTAAATATACGGGCCGACAAGAGTGTTGCCGACGTTTGTCACGGCGTGCGGAAATTTGGCAAAGCCAACAGCGCCAGCGCCTACAAAGACAGCTTGACCATCAATCTGCAAAAACAGTGTGTTGCTTATAGTTGGCTCGGTGCTCAACAAATATGTTCCTTTTGGAACAACCAACACCTTGCCCTGTGCTTGTGCTGCCGTGATTGCTGAATTGAACGGGATAGTGTCGTCTGCCACGCCGTTGCCGACCGCACCGAAATCCTTGACGTTGACGACATCAGCAGCGCGGTCTTGGACGCTGCGGGCGGTGGTGGATCCGGTCGCAATGACAGGGCCGATGGACAAAGACGGCAGTGCCTGCCATGACGGAGCCGCACCGCCGACGCTGGAGAGAATGTGCTGCTGGTTGGTAAGCGGCGGGTTGAGTTCTCCGATCTGGTTGGCCTCCGAAAGCCGGAGGGCGCTGCCAAGTTTGCGGGCGTTTTGCTGGGAAATCTGGGTCAGCTTGTCGAGCGCACGTTCGTGGCTGGCCGCGGGGAAGTCGCCGCCTTCAGCATAGGTCGTCGTCTGGGTTGCTGGCACTTCGCGGTAGATGGTGAGCGTGCTGGTCGCGGGGATGGCGACGGAGGTGCGGACGGTGCCGCCGTTGACGTTACCGGCTCCGGTATGATTGGTCAGCGTGACGACGCTCTCGACGCCCGCGGAGGTGCGGGCGATGGCTTGAAGGTGGCCGTTTTCAAGGAACACAAACGGCACGGCGTAACTCGTCGAGGTCGAGTTATTGCCTGCGTATTGAATTCGTGAAGTATCGGACTGGACGGCCATAGTAGTGCTTTGACTAAACCTTCGTGGTCATGGTGGCGCAATAGTTTATTCGTCGCGGTTGAGGACGTTGTCGCCTACTTCGACGGTGTCCTTGACCAAGTTGCTGATGGCGGCGGCTCCGGCGATGGTGTTGTTGAAAAGTCCAGCGGTGGACAGGATGCGGTTGACGTCGCGGACGATGTCGCGGAAC